AGTAATTTATGATCCATTCATTGTTGAGTTTATTCAACGTTTATGGGATACGAATACCATACCTGATTTACAATATCTTAAAGTATATAACCGTGATACAGCAGATAACCGTTTCATTAGAACCATCTGGGATGCTATCGTTAATAACGATCCATATATGTTGGCTAAATGTAAATCTAAATTTGGTGTAATACCAAGACAGCTTTTCCCAACTGACCACGGTGGATTAATGGGTGTGAGATTCAGTCGTTTAGATTACATTTTCCATCCTTACGATATCATCAATCCAGCAACCGGTGTGATTAGTATCTTTGGTCATGAAAATATCAATCTAGGTGAATCGTTTAGTGAGTATTCTACAAATAGAACGTTTAATCTTGCTATTAAGAAATTACCTGGTTTAGGTTTCGTACACCATACGCTAAAAGAAAACTTACCGATACCAGATGCGAAGAAAATGGGTAGCTTTGATACTTACGTGTTATCCCCTGCTTTTTATCAAAATACAAAATCAGAAATGTCTAAGGTTGAATTACTGTTAACTGCGGCATTTAAAGAAGAACACGTAAATGCGAAAGAATTATTACCTATTTTAGAAGATGTGATTAACTGGGGTGAAATGGAGCGTTTCTATTATATTCCGTTATTAACTGCTTTATCTAGATCAGCTCTTGGAGATTTAACACAATGACCTTTGCTAAAAGAATGTTCGCTACACAATTGTACCACAACGATACAACTAACCGTGTGATACAACCCGTGACTGTAGAACAACAAATGATTTATACTCCTACTTATAGTCAACATCAGTTGCAACATGAGTATAACTTAAAACATCAGCGTCAAATGCCTACCTTTGAAGAACTTAAAAAGAAAATCTGGGATTGGCAATGGATGATTACTACAAGAACAAAATGGACTTATAGCGAATTTGATTTTGAGCATAAAGGTATCACTATTACGGGTGATTTAGAACAAGATACAAGAGCGATGGAATCTTGGACGAATACAACGAGAACTCTAGCAGAATTGGTAGAGTTCTACGACCAAGGTAAAGAGTTCATTTTAAGAGATCCTAAAAACGCTGAAGATATTTTTAATATCATTAAGGAATACACCGAATATGTAGCGTATAGTTTTGATAACAGAATCCATCTTTTAAACAACAACGTTAAAGAGAATGAAGCTGTTAGAAACGTTATTAATGACGTGATTAAAATGCAAAACTTAGCCAATCGCTTATTCCCATTAGTTATTCAGAATACTGAAACAGCAGCCCCTACAAAAGGGTTACTTGGGTATATTGCTAGACGTAATGGACATGATGGACTTAATCGTATCAAGTTTGATATTCTTGGCAAATACGGTATCTCTCAAGAACAATTCCATAACGTTGAAAATACTGATGAAACCACTGGATTATTTAATGCGGTGGATATTAGACAAACGTTTGACCCAGGTACGCTTAAACAGCTTAAAGGAGTAATTTAATGGCTGGTAGAAAAACATTACATGATACCGTTGTTAAGAACTTCGTTACCGAATGTATGAAGAAGATTCGTCCAGTGCATTGGAACTATAGTTTAGTCATCAATACAGAAAAAGGTATCGTTAATATTTTTAGGGTAACGTCGATTCACAAATATGGAAACTTTGTTACCAACTATACTGATGAAATTACTTTAGAGTGCATGTGTAATACTAAGGACTTCTTCGATAAGATCGTACCGAGTGAGAACGATTTACAATGTACATTAATCGCTACGCAATATAGTGAAACAGGTAACTTTGAAATCGATAATAGCACGCCTAAGATTCGTAAGTATCGTGGATTATTATCAAATATACCTGAACGCGGTATTACTGAGAGTACAGGTCAGGGTAAAGAGATTCCTAACCCTGATTTAACGTATACTACATTTACTATTCAGCTTATCGATGCAGATATATTGAAATTGAAAATGGCTACGTTTGCCTGTATGTTTAATAAGACGAATCCATTCGAAGCATTATGTATGGCATTAGACGGCGTAGGAAGCGATTACGGTATCGTTGGTATCAATAGACCTGTAAACCCAGATGTAACGTCATTACGCATGATGATCGTTCCTAGAGGGACATTAATCAAAGATATTGCCCATTACATTCAAAAGACTTACGGTATCTATAACCATGGTATTGGTCTTTATGTTCACATGATCGATGAAGAATATTATTGGTGTCTTTATCCTATTTTTAATAACAAACGTTATCAAAAGGAAAAAGATAAACTAACCATTACAGTAGTTGATCAAAACTACAACAATATGGAAAACGGTAATCAAAAACGAACTTATTTCGTCGATGATAAAAACGTAAACGTTTACGTTACCGCTGAAGTCGATATTAAGAAAGACAGATACAATGAGTTAAATAACAGTACGGGTGTTCAATATATGAACTTAAAAGAACTTGTAGATAAAACTCGTACTGACGTAGCACCTAACCAAGTTTATAAAGATGGTGCTTCTGCGTTGTCGTCTATGGACTTCGTTGGACGTCAAGACGGTATACAAAATTTAAAACAAGTATATCGTCAAACGATGAATACCGCTAGTCTTGCATCTGAAGTAGTTGGTAACCAAGGTGATTACGTGAATTTAACATGGCGTTATGCAGATCCTGATTTGATTAAGCCAGGTATGCCAGTTAAGATTCGTTATATCGGTACAGATAACATCAAGACGTTGTATGGTACTCTTCATGAATACCATGCAGCTTATGTTTTACCACAAGCGAGTCCATTAGAGACGGCGATGGTGTGTAATGTAGCGATGAATATATACGTTACCGATGAAGAACCTTCATGATTGAACATATATCCTACACCCAAAAGGTGTAGGATATATGACGTACTTTAGAAATCGTCTGCTCCAGCACCCATCCATGCTGACGCATCTACACTGATACCAGTATTATCTCTTAATTCAGATTTACCGCTATCTTTCGTCTCTAAGTCAGGACGTAATCCACCAAACTTACTAAACGGAATAAAGAATGAACAATCCTTTTCAGGCGTGCCTTGGCTACTTCTGTCTTTACCTCTAGCAAATGCCATCCAAGCGTTCTTCACAGCATCGTGTTCAATATTACACACGATTTCCATATCTACTTCCATGTCGATACTTCTACATTCACTCCAATAACGTTTACCAGCGATTTGTTTAACAAAGTCTGTACTACCTTGTCTTAACAACATGGCTGCGTCTGTTGCTACCTGATGCGGTGTTAACAACGTAATACGTCTAGGGTTACAATAGTTACGCATGACTTTGAATAACTGTCTTATCCAGAATGCTCTATTCTCATCACCTAAACCATCACCATTAATCATCGCCAAATAGTCAACTGCGGCTAATTGGATTTCAAAACCTTGAGCTTCTAAATCCATAAACTTAGAAAGGATTTCACGATATGAAGTATTAGTTGGGTCAATGTGGTAAAACTTAAAAGTGTATCCACGTTCTTTTACATGGTCAATAAACCATTTAGCCATGTAAGCTGGGTCCATTTCTAAGATATTACATTGTGCATTGTTTTCATATTCCCACCAGTATTTAAACCAAATCCGCATGTTTAACGGAATATCGTTTTCTGTTGAGATATGAAGAATACAGGGTTTCTTCGTGGGATCAAATAAGTAAGGTTTATTAAACATCATCGAATGTAATGTTAAACAACTCGTGACTAATGATTTACCATTAGAAGGTCTTGCCCCAATTACGTACATGTTACCTCGACGTAACCCATCTACATCGCCACACATTCTATTAAATCTTTGCCAGCCTGTTTTAATGACACTATTAACATCCAAGTCTTCTTGAACGTTCATAAAGTGTTTAGCTAACTCTTCTTCTGATTCAGTATCACCCATACCGTTTAATGCTGGGTCATCGTTGGCATTCGTTTCACTATCAATGAATCTTTCCATTGTTGCTGAAACAAGTTTAGCCATATCAGAAACTTTAAATGCTGGCGCACCTGCATAAATTGTTTTACTCGCTAACTTTTTCATTTCATTTAAAAAGTCTTTTTGAGTAAAATATTTATTTAATTCTTTCTGAAGTAAATCAACTTTTAATAAAACTTTATCAGGAGTGGTTTCTCCTTCTAATAAACTAGTAATATCATCCCGTAATTCAGGATCTTTCTTAATACTTAATTTAACTTTACTTAATAAGAAATCTTTATCGTATTGTTCTTCACCATTGCGCAAAGCCATCGACTGAGCAATGTCTCTTAACGCAATTAAGTTTTCTCTATCATCATCTGTGGCTGTTACACCCTCTGGAGCAGGTAAACTATTGATGATATTTAAGACTATTTCTTTACTATTTTTTCCACTTTCCGGGATTAACGATTCCCAGAATAATAATGCGATTGATTGTACTAATAAAATACGCGGGTCCATTGACAAAAACTCCAATAATATATGTGCATGTTATGTTTAAATATTGATTTCAGAATTTCTCAATATAAGGGGATAACTTTATGTCTGAACTTAGTGTAGCAGATGTGTACGTGGTTAATCTACCTCACACTCTTGCTCAATTAATTGAACAATACCCTGATACATTTAATTTAGAAACCTTAACTGACTTATCAGTTTTGTCTACTAAGTTAAATTTAGAAGATATTTTTCAATATGTATATGAACAAACCATAGATGATAAATTTAATGATTTTATCGTAACATCTGGTTTAAAGAACATCTTGCAAAAACAAGATAACATAACTTGGTTAAGTCAAGTTAAAACTCAGTATGATTCCTATCTCCGTAAACGAGAAGATATGAAAAAAATTAATGAAGATGATTTAACAAGAACTTTTGGTGTATTGGAATCTTACCATTTTCATGATAAGATCAATAAGCCAGATGTTAAATGCGTTTTCTTTAAACGTAATACTGAAGAAACCCAAACAGATCTATTAACTTATAAACAAGAACTCCTTAACGTATTTTACGACATGTTCGGTTTCGAAGTTATTAGAAATCACCCGGTTACAAAATACATTTTAAAATTAGGTAGCATTAGATAAATGTTACCATTTATTATGCTTTTTGTAATGTAGTATGTAAATATTTAATATTTAGCAATATTTACATTCTACTTTTTTAAAAATAGTAAAATAGTAAATTAACAAAAACATTTTAATTAAAAGCACGTTTATTTGAAATATAATAAATGTTTACGTAAACAAATATAAATAATTTTAAAGGAAACAGCATAAATGGCTAAGTTTAAAAAACACGTTGATGCAATGACGGCTGCTATCGAGTCTATCGCGAGTGATTTAGAAGTATCACGTAACGATGCATCTACTGCTCACTTATACGGCAAAAACGAATTAAACAGTTTTATCTCTGTTGAATCAGAATCTTTAAATTCTGTTCAAATGGAAAACTATCGTGCAGGCATGGAAGAAATCAGCAATCACTTAGAAGGCATCTTCGCAGCGCACAATTTAAATGGTATTGAAGGTGGCATCCCAGCTCACTCTTTAGAAGCAGCACAAATCCTTTTAGGTGCTTCAGGTGACTTAGCTGGCTATAACCGTCAACAAATGAACGCGACTTTAGAAAAAGGTGTTCCAGTACACTCATTCGAAAGCTATGCATTCGGCCCATACGGTGATGTATCTATTTCTACAAGCAACCAAGTAGCTGTAGAATCTTTCGATGAAAAAGTATTAGATAAATATCTAAACTACTCAATCATCTTTAACGTATTGGCATCACGCCAAGATGAATTCTCTGCATTGTTCTTCAAACCGTTAACAATCACTCCTGACGAAGTTGGTTACATTGTTAACATCCGTATGGAACAAGTGTGGAATGGTATTGAACATTTACCAAACGGTCAAGCTAAAGATATCGTTAAACGTAACCTTATCGATGCGTTAACCCACCCAGAAGTTTTAGAAACTAACTCAACTGAAATCATCCCATTCGTACAAGAAGGTGGTGCTAAAGTTGGTGGTATTGACCCAATCAAAAACGTAGAACACTTCTTAGATGATGCTTCTACAGCAGTACGTACTTTACGTAACTTAGACGGTATCGATGTATTATCTGCACCGTTAAAAACCAACATGGAACACAACCTTTTAGGTTTATCTTCTCACCCTTCATTAATCGCTAACGGTTTAATGAACGAGAAAGATTCTTTAGATAGCCGTGTTGCATTAGAAAACATTTACTTAGAAGTAGATGGTAAATTTGTTAAATTTAACACTCACTTACTCCGTACCTCAGCATTCTACCGTGCTATCGAAGGTAACATGCGTGAAATCGCATTAACATTCGACAACGGTTCATTCTTATTAACAGCTGATCGTTTAGCGATGGATGGTACTGTAGTTCCTGTGTTTAAACAATTAGAAGATGCTGGTTACGCAGTTCGTTTACGCGTACGTGGTTTCGGTAAAGGTACCGTTGAATACGGTAACGTTGAAATCGTTGCAGCTCCAGTAGAAATCTCTACCGTTTACAAAGATGGCGTAGAAGTATCTTTAGAAGATCCTGCTCTTAAAGCTATCATCGGTGGTTTAGACTTAGGTAAACCATCAAGCAAAGTTAAATTTGCTGGTTTCGATTTAGAAGCTCGTCGTACTAACTACGACTTACGTTCACGCGGTCTATTATTAGATTCAACTGAATATCGTGAACAATTCGTTGTTCCACTACGTAGTCCTATTTCTATCCAAAAACCAATCGTAGATGCTCACAAAGAACATCCAGATGTTAAAGCATTAGTTAACGCTACTCGTATCCAAGCGAACAACGACGCGGTTACTACTGTTCTTAACCACGCTGCGTTAATGGAAGAATTAGTTGCTAAATACAACTTCGTAGATCAAACTTCACGTGATTCATTCCCAGGTATCGGTCGTTACTTCTTAACTCCGTGCTTCTTACGTGAAAAACTTCACTTACCTACTTTAGTAAACAGTACTTCATCTGAAAATCGTCTTAAAGACATCCAAGGTGGTATTACTACTAAACTTAACGAAATGGTTGGTCGTATCTTACAAGAAACTAACTACATCCCAGTAGTTGAACAAATGACTGGCGGTAACGTAGGTAAAATCAAAGTTGCTATCGGTACTGACTACCGTTTACCACAATACTTGAATATCCAAGGTGATACTCGTTTATTCGGTGGTAAAATGGAATATGAAATTGCTTCTACTCCGAACAAATTGATGCGTAACAAAATCGTACTTACTTTAACTCGTGTAAACAGCGATGAAGGTCCAGATCCGTTCTCTTACGGTACATTCATTTGGACTCCAGAGTTAATGGTTTCTACTCAATTATCTCGTGGTGCACAAACCTTCAACCAACACTTAGTACACCCACGTTACATGCACGTTGTTAACATTCCAATCATTGCGGTTGTTGATATCACTGGTATCGAAGAAGTGACTGGCGAAGCTACTGTATTACCAGTAGTAACTCGTACAGCTGACGAAGTGAAAGAATTTGGTAACAAATTAGAAAACACTACCGTATTACCGGAAGAAACAGCGGCTGAGAAAAAAGCACGTGAAGAGCGTAACAAACGTAACGCTATCAATGGTAAACCAGTACAACCTTAATCGGTGAAGTAAACTAAATATCTAGACTTAGATTATATATTTAAGTTGTAGTTGATTATATTGAAAAAGTAACGTGAAAGAGTCGCGTAACCGTTTATGAAAACATAAACCGATAGAAAGATTATAATAGAGATGTGTAATAGAGGAAAGGATTTTAGTTTATAAAATCATTAGGTAGAAATACTGAAATATATCCCACACCCATATGGGTGT